CTGCAGGACATGCCGCTGCACATCGATGAGACCGGTGCCATTTCCCCCACCGAGGTGCGCGCGCGCTGCCGGCGCCTTTCCCGCGAGTGTGGCGGGCTCGGCCTGGTCATCGTGGATTACCTGCAGTTGATGGACGTGGACAGCCTGGGCGACTCGCGCGCCGATTCCGTGGGCCGCGCTTCCCGCGAGTTAAAGCATCTCGCCAAGGAACTGGGCTGCCCGGTGATCGTGCTGTCGCAGTTGAATCGCCAGGTGGAGCAGCGCCCGAACAAGCGGCCCAACATGGCGGACCTTCGCGACTCCGGCGCCATCGAGCAGGACGCCGACCTGATCCTGTTCATGTACCGCGACGAGGTCTACAACGCCGACTCCCCCGACAAGGGGCTGGCCGAGGTGATCATCGCCAAGCAACGTAACGGCCCCATCGGCATGGTGAAAGCCACCTGGATCGGGGAGATCATGCGCTTCGAGAACAGGGCGTGGCAGGAATGAGCCACTACGCCACCGGCCTGGTCACCGAGCATCGCCCCTACCGCGGGTCGAAGCTGATGGTGGCCCTGCAGCTTGCCGAGTTCGCCAATACGCAAGGCGAGGTCAACGAGACCATCGAGACCATGGCCGAGCGGGCCACCCTTTCCGCGCGCCAATTCCGCCGCATCCTCCGCCAGATGGAGGTCGATGGCTGGATCGAGTGCGTCGAGCGAAGTGCTGGCGGGTGGGGAGTGGGCAGCGTCTATCGCATCAATTCGTCCTGGTTGCGGGTGCCGGTAGGCTGGCAGCCAGGAAGCAAAGGGCCGGCTAAACAACCCGGACAAAACCCGGACATCCTGACCGGGTTGTTGGACAAAGAACCCGGACAAAACCCGGACATCCTGACCGGGTTGTTGGGCAAAGAACCCGGACATCCTGACCGGGTTGTTGCGCCGACACCTCTTTCTTTAAAAACATTAACCCCCCTACCCCCCAAACCCGAAACCGAGTCAGGAATCGAATCCGAGCCGGATCACACGAAAATCCGGGAACTGGGGATCTGGATGCTGGGGTTGATCCGGGAAGTCTACCCCAACGGCCAGGAGCCGACCTGGTCGGGCTGGGATCGGGAGATCCGGCTGATGGCCAAGGCCCACACCCTGCGCGAGATTGCCAGCCTGTTCAAGTTCGCCAACGCCGACCGCACGCCGCGGCCCGGTGGGGATTTCTGCTGGGCGAACCAGATCCACTCGCCGAAGAAACTGCGCAAGCACTGGGATGCGCTGATGATCAAGCGCAACGCCATGAAGCCGACGGCCGCGAAACCCGAGAGCCTGCTGTGCGAAACCTGCCGGCAGCGCCCCTTCACGATGCAGATGGGCCGAGGCCCGAAGCAATGCCGCGAGTGCTTTGCCGCGGCCGAGTTGTCTCCGCGATCGGTGGCGGCATGACCCGCATCCTCGAGGCCTGGATGTACGGCGACCCGGCTGATGCGGTCGAGCGCATCGAGCTGCAGGCCAACCACCGAGCCGCCAAGGAAACCGACAAGGCGATCGAGAAAGCCAAAATTCAATCGAAGCGCGAACGCATGCGCGAGCGGGTTTTTAAGAAAGCGGGGGCAAAGTGATTTCACACATCAACGATCGCTGCAATGCGTGGGCAGACTGGATCGCGAGGAAGCTGCTACTCGGCACGGGCTACCCCCGGGAGTGCGTATATACGCGCCTTCAGGCCAGGGGCGGCAGCAGTGGCTTCGAACTCACGATCGACGAGCAGGCATGGGAGATCCATCAGGCCGTGAAAACCCTGCCGCCCCAGCTGCTCGAGGCGATCAATGCGTTCTACCTGGGCAAGGGCACGGTCGACGACAAGGCCAAGGACTGCCGCTGCCACCGTGACACCCTGTTCGTCCGGGTGCACAGGGCCCACATCGTGATCATGGATTGGCTCTATGCCGAGGCGGCTGGGCTGCATAAGGCCCCAGCCCCTGCAAAAAGTGCTTTACACCCTCCGACGGTTTCGGTATAAAAGCGCCAGACTTGTAGCATTGCGCCTAATGAGCGCAGCCCCGAACCCCGACAGCCCCATGGCCTCGGGGTTTTTCTTTTGCGTCAACGACTTTGCCTCTGCTTTCAACGGCGGCCTTCGATCCCGGCGCGAGTCGAGGTCGGTTATACAAATTTCACGGGTCCCTCCTGGCCTTCCTCCCATGCGCATCGGAAGAGCGCGGAAAAGCGCTAGTGGCTCACTTTCTGGTTAAGTAAATTTCAGTGCTAGGTAAAGCCCACCAAGTAAAGCTGGTAAAGGTCGACGAGCTGGTGCCCTATGCGCGCAACGCGCGGACGCATAGCGCGGCGCAGGTCGCCAAGATCGCCGCCAGCATCACGGAGTTCGGGTTCAATAACCCGGTGCTGACCGACGGGGCGCGCGGCGTGATCGCCGGCCATGGCCGCCTGGCTGCGGCCAAACTGCTCGGCCTGGCTGAAGTGCCGGTGATCGAGCTGGCGCACCTGGACGATGTGCAGAAGCGGGCCTACATCCTGGCCGACAACCGGCTGGCCGAAGATGCTGGCTGGGACCAAGAAATGCTCGCCGGTGAGGTTCGTGACTTGGCGGGTACGGGGTTTGAGCTCGCAATAACGGGGTTCTCGGATGCAGAGCTCGACGATATGCTCGAAGATCCCCCCGAGGATGGGCAAACGGGGGCCAACGCTGCGCCGCCGGCTGTCCCGGCGGTGCCTTGCTCCAGCATCGGAGATGCGTGGCACCTGGGCCGTCACCGGCTGATCTGCGGGGATTCTACGGATGCTGCCGTGCTCGGCCGCCTGATGAGGGGCGATTTGGCTGATTTGGTCTGGACGGATCCGCCTTATAACGTCAACTACGGCGATAAGGCGGAAATGCAAGAAAGTTCCGGCAAGGCGCACCGCAACACATCGCGGATCCTGAACGACAACCTGCCGGCCGACGCTTTCTTCGAGTTGTTATACGGCGCTTTCCTTGCAGCCTTCGGCGTCATGAAGGAAGGCGCCGCGATCTACGTGGCGCACGCGGATACGGAGGGCATTGCGTTCCGTACTGCCTTCGCGCGCGCCGGGTTCTATCTGTCGTCGTGCCTGATCTGGCGGAAAAATGCGCTGGTGCTCGGCCGGTCGGATTACCACTGGCAGCATGAGCCCATCCTCTACGGGTGGAAGCCGGGCGCCGGCCACAAATTCTACGGCGGGCGGAACAAGACCACGATGCTGGAGCTTGGCGACGACGAAGTTCTGCAGCAGATCGGAGACAACGCCTGGCAGATATCGCTCGGGGAGCGCTCGCTGGTGATCAGCGGCGATAACCTCATGGTGTCCGAAGCGCACGGCACCGTGTTCCTCGAGGAAAAGCCGCCGAGAAACGATGTGCATCCGACGATGAAGCCGGTGCCGCTTGTGAGTCGAATGATAAAAAACAGCAGCAAGCGCGGCGCGATCGTGCTGGACCTGTTTGGCGGCAGCGGATCGACGCTCATTGCCTGTGAGCAGACCGAACGTGAGGCGCGCCTGGTGGAACTGGCGCCGGGTTATTGCGACGTCATCGTGGAGCGATGGCAGAACCTCACGGGCAAGGCCGCCACCCTGGCATCGGACGGCCGCACGTTTGCGGATGTGAAGGCGGCGCGGGCCGAGCTGGTCGATGCCGCTGCTTAAAAAGGGCGAGTACGCCACCGCCCGCGGCTGGCATCCGTCATATGTGTCGAAGCTGCTGAAGGAAGGCAAGATCAGCGCGACGCCCGAGGGGCTGATCGACAGCGAGGATGCGGATCGGCGCCTGGCGCAGGCCAAGGACCCGGCCAAGGAACACGTCGCCGCCAGGCACGCGGAAGCGCGCGGCGAGGCGCCGAACGACAGCGCGCCGGATCTGCCGGCAGCGGGCGGGGGTGAATCGGTCAACGCCAGTTACCACAAGGCGCGCACGGTGCGCGAGTCCTACCAGGCGCGCCTGTCCAAACTCGAATACGAAAGGCAAAGCGGAAATCTCAAGCCGGTGGCCGAGATTCGCGTGGCGGCATTCAAGGCCGCGCGCGAGTTTCGCGACGCACTGGGCAACGTGCCCGACCGCCTGGCCGCCGTAGTGGCCGCGGAGTCGGACGCCGCCAAGGTTCACACCTTGATCACGCAGGAGATCGACCGCGCACTCAATGAATTATCCAACCGACTTGCTCGCGTTGAGCAAGACGTCAGAGGCGGTGCTGTTTGAGGCGCTTGCCGCTGGCGTAAAACCAGACCCGCGCCTGCTCGTTTCCGAGTGGGCGGGGCGCTTCCGTTACCTGCCCCCGGAGGCCAGCGCGGAGCCTGGATTGTGGCGCAATTCGCGCGCGCCGTACCTGGCCGAGATCATGGATTGCCTGTCGCCTGGCAACCCGGTGCAGGAGGTCGTGCTGATGAAGGGCACGCAGCTCGGCGGCACCGAGGTCGGCAACAACTGGATCGGCTATGTCATCGACCAGGCGCCCGGGCCGATGATGTTCGTGCGGCCGACGTCGAACTCGGCGAAAAAAGAATCGAAGACCCGGCTGGCGCCCACCATCGAGGCCTCGCCGGCGCTGCGCAACAAGGTGAAAGACGCACGCTCGCGCGATAGCGGCAACACCACGCTGATGAAAGAGTTTGCTGGCGGCGTGCTGATCCTGGCGGGGGCGAATTCCGCGGCCGAGCTCAAGAGCTCGCCCGTGCGCTACCTGTTCCTGGACGAGCTCGATGAGTACCCGGCGGACGTGGACGGGCAGGGCGACCCGGAGGAGCTGGCGGAAAAGCGCACCGATACCTTTTCGCGCAAGAAAATATACAAGGTTTCCACGCCGACCATCGCCGGGCATTCGCGCATCGAGCGCGCGTTCGAGCGATCCGATCAGCGCTACTACCTGGTGCCATGCCCGCATTGCGCCGCCGAACAGCGGCTGTTGTGGGAGCAGATGCGCTGGGAAACGCGCAAGCGCTTCACCGTCACCCGCGCCGACGATGGCGAGGTGGTGGAGGTGCCGCCGGAGACCGACGGCGCCAAAGAGGACGACACCGGCGAGCTGATCGATGTCTGGTACGAATGCAGTGCCTGCCATGAGCGCATCGAGGAGCACCAGAAGACGGTCATGCTCGAGGCCGGGCGCTGGCAGGCGATGAACCCGGGCGGCGGGCGCGCCGCTGGCTTTCACCTGTCGGCGCTGTACAGCCCGCTGGGCTGGTTCAGCTGGTGGACGGCGGTGCGCAAGTGGCTGGAAGCGGCCAAGGACACCACCGGCACGCTGTTCAAGGTGTTCGCCAACACCGTGCAGGGCGTGGCCTACCACGACAAGGGCGAGCAGGTCGGCGAGAACGAGCTGCGCTCGCATGTGGGCGAGTACCGCCTGCAGCAGGTGCCAAAGGGCGCGCTGCTGCTGGTGGCGGGCACGGACGTGCAGCACAACCGCCTCGAGACCAGGGTCTGGGGGTTCGGCCGCGACCGCGAATGCTGGCTGGTCGATCGCCAGATCGTGCATGGCTCGCCGCTGTTTGAGGAAACCTGGGCCGGGGTCGAGGACATCCTGGCGAAAGGCTACGCGCACGAAAGCGGCTCGACTTTGCGCATCACGGCCATGGCCATCGATGCGTCGGACGGCAATACCACGCACTACGTGCGGTCGTTTTGCCGCAAATGGGCGCACACCCGGCGCGTGATCGCGATCAAGGGCCAGGCGCAGCAGGGCAAGTCCATCATCGGCAAGCCCACCGACCAGGACGTCAGCCACCGCGGCGTCGTCATCAAGCGCGGGGTGAAGTTGTGGCCGTATGGGTCCGACACCGCCAAGGCGCTGGCTTATGCCTTGTATCGCGTTGAGGATCCCGGCCCGGGCTACGTGCACCTGCCGCAGGGGCTGCCCGACGACGAGTTCAAGCAAATGACGGCAGAGCGCGTGGTTACGCGCTACGTCAAGGGTTTCGCCAAGCGCGAATGGACGAAGCGCCCCGGCGATCCCAACGAGGCGCTGGACTGCTTCGGCATGGCGCTGGCTGCCGCCGTTTACGCGGGGGTTGACCGGATCAACTGGGACGCGCTGGAGCAACAGGTCGCCCCGGCGCAGCGCGACATCTTCGCGCCGCAACAGAATGTTCCACGGGAAACCGTGACGGAAGCACCGAACCGCGATGACGCGGCGCCAGCCGCGGCGGACGCAGCCCCGGGTGCCGAGGCCTCGGTGCCTGGGGCGGATGCCGTAAGTCGCAAACAAACGCACATTCTGCCGCCGAAGCGCGGCGGTTTCGTTGGACGATGGAGAGCCTGAAGTGACCGACATTGCCACCAACGAACCGCTGGAACTGCGTGCCGGCCTGACCTGGGCCTGGCGGCGCGAGGACTTGTCGGACGACTATCCGGCGCCGACCTGGACGCTGACCTATTACTTCAAGAACGCGACGGCAAATTTCAGCTTCGCGGCCGCGCCGGATGGCACCAGCTTCGCCATCGCCCGCACCGCGGCGCAGACTGCCAGCCTGACGGCCGGCAAGTATGACTGGGTCGCCGTGGTGTCGGACGGCACCAACAAGTACCAGGTCGACTCCGGCCGCCTCACGGTGCTGGCCGATTACACCGGCGCGGTGAGCATCGACTCGCGCACCCATGCGCGCAAGACGCTGGAAGCGATCGAGGCGGTGATCGAGGGCCGGGCCAGCAAGGACCAGGAGGAGTACACCATCGGCAGCCGATCATTGAAGCGCACGCCGATCGCCGATCTGGTCAAGCTGCGGCAGACCTATCGCAACGAAGTCGCCGCCGAGGATGCGGCCGAACGCCTGGCCAA